TTTTCCTAATTTTTTTTTTCGAGGAGAGCCATGAAATCAAAGATAGTCGAAAGGCTTAATCGAAGACTCGTCACCGAAGTGTCCTCCAGAAATTCTCTTAAGTTTTTGTTGGAAACAGATATTTCGGACTACATCGACGACATCATCGCAACGTTGTATCTCTACACCAGAACTCAAAGGGGAAATAATAAGACCGTGTATCTCACGGAAGTGATTGCAGCTATCGGGCACAGTGTGCGCAGCCGACTAAAGATGAAAACAGACTCTGGATTAGCGGCTAAGGGTGGCGCTTTCTTCCTGTATACGTTTGAAGAGTTTGAAGTGATTGAAGTTGTTCTGGGACAGGGTCGAAACGGCCATAATGCATACATCATTCAAGTTGCTAACGATGATATGCTGACAGCTCTATGGGGCGCACTTTCCTTCGAGAAGACTGAAAAGCTACCTGCATTAGAGCCGTATGCACCGTGGGTTTCATCGAAGCATATTTCAGGTATGCCTATCGTGAAGACTATGAACCGAGAGGTTCTGGAGGAGATTTCAGTAAGAGACCATCCACTGCTATTCGAGTGTCTCAACAAGGCACAACAAGAAGGCTGGCAGGTCAACTCTGAGATATTCGACATCCAAGTGTGGGCACTACGAAACCGGACATCCGCGTTTAGGGATATCTGGGATCAGCAAGACCCTGAGGCTAAAAAGACGAAACTTCGCGAAGCAAAGGCAATCAGTAACATCGCGTCCCGTTTTCGCGGCTTGACGTTCTACCATGTCTACTACTATGATTTCAGAGGTAGAAAGTATCCGGCGACTGCCTACTTGCATGAGCAGGGCTCTGATATCGCCAGAGGTTTGCTTAGACGCGAAGCTTCAGCGCCTATTGGTAAGGCTGGTTTCTATTGGTTGATGGTGTCAATTGCATCGACCTGGGCCGGCGATTCTGGTCGACAAGACGAGCTGAAGACAGACAAAATACCCTTGAACGACCGTGAGCTGTGGGCACTCGATAATGAGGAAATCTTGATCGATTACGCCAAGGCACCTAAGGTCAACCAAGGCTGGATGGCCGCTGATAAACCATGGCAGTTTCTAGCAGCGTGCATGGAACTTGTTAAGGTACGTGAGTGGCAAGGGCTCATGAATGACGCTGATAACTATGAGTATGTGTCTCATCTGGAGTGCTATATCGACGGTAGTAATAACGGCAGTCAACACTTAGCTGCGTTAACTCGTGATGAGACCACTGCACCTCATGTCAATTTGGTTCCCTTGGAGCTTCCAGGGGATCTCTACGCTTACGTGGCCGAATATGTTTGGGAAGCCCTTCATGACATCGTCATGGGTTTACCTAAAAGTGTCAAGCTACAGTGTGATCGCTTTATCGACAATCTGATAGAGCTTAAGAAGTTAATAAATGCTGCTGAACGCAACAGCGATGTCCGCAAAGAGTTGATTGTTGAGATACAAAGTCTCAAGATTGATAATGAGGACATTGCAGACCTCACCTGTGCAGTGTACTGGGACAGAGTGACTGACAGTAAGCAGAGAAGAAAGATTGTAAAGCGTAATATCATGACACTGCCGTATGGCGGAAGCCCTTATGGACTAGGACAGCAGCAAATTGACGATAGTAAACGACATGGTATCGAACAGCTGCTCTATCTAGAGCATAAGTGGGGTGCCTACATGGGTCGTCTTGTCTATGATACTTGTAAAAGGTCTCTCAAACGGCCTATGCAGCTGCTTACAGTGTTTGAAGCTGCCGGTAGACAAGCTGAAAAGAAGGGCGAATTTCTCTCCTGGCATGTACCTAAGACGAATTTCCCTGTTGTGCAGAATTACACAGAAGGGACTGTGTCTAAACTATGGGTGCAGTACGGACCACCCGATGGTCCACGTAAGAGTACAGGCTACTACGAGAACACACTACAACTTCATGTGTGCTTTATTGAGAAGCCCCGACCGTCTAAACGTAAGCAGTCTCAGGGTGCCAGTCCAAACGCTATCCACAGCTTGGATGCCGCACACTTGATAATGGCTGTTTGCAGAGCAGACTTTGGGGTCACGACCATTCATGATTCCTTCGGTTGTCTGCTGTCTGATATGCCGACACTTTTTAGAATCATAAGAGAAACCTTTGTGGAACTTTATGAGGAGAACCCACTTGAAGCGCTAATGCACGACATCGACGGTGACCTTTCTGATGTACAGATTGGCACCTTGGAAGTGAGTCAGGTTCTTGACTCTGAATACTGTTTTTGTTAGGAGAAGACTAAAATGAAAACTATTGACACCTTTGCGGGTCTGTCTGATATCGCTGACGAAGAACTTCGTCTACATTACTCCGGCGAGTTCCTTCGGGTACTTGGTCATGGTGAAGCCTCCGAAGCTGACCTTGAGCAGGTCATGATCAACGCGCCACCCTTCTCTGAGTTTGCAGGTGGTTCTTTAAATATCATCGAAACCATGGAAGACTTGAACGAAGTGTCCACACCGAACATGTCCAATGACGGTGAGAACTGGGCTTCAATCGTCGAAATTGCCAGTGCCTTTGACATGTGTGAATACATTCTCAAGGGTAAACATGTCAGCCTAATGTCTGCCTGGAACAACGCCGGTGGTGCCACCTACGCGATCCCTCGACATATCGCTAACAAATGCGACAATGTGAAACTGTCTGTGGCAATGACAGCGGAGGCATGGAATCCTTCTATGAAAGAAAAGCCTCAGGCGGAAATGTTTCCAGAAGACGTTGTTAGTACGCTGGCCGCTGTTGGTCTCGAAGTATCTGAAGTTCCTGTTGCCGAACCCGTGGAGCCGATGAATTTGACCATCACTGACGAAGTCTCTGAATGGCCTACTGATGAGGGTGTGCAGGAGTCGGAAGATGACGATCAAAATAACCCGTAGGTCTCCTTTTTCAGGGAAGATTCACACCAAAGAGTTGGACATTACCAGCTCACAAATTGCCGACTACGATAACGGAATGCTTGTGCAAGATGCATTTCCAAATCTCGATGCCGGTGATAGGGAATTCTTTCATACAGGAATTACCGATGAAGAATGGGACGCTCAGTTCCCTGACGTATGAAATCAACCCGGAGAGGGCAACCCGTTAAATTAACCCTCTTCGGGAATCTTACTTATATAGAGGTATAAAATGATCCTTCACGATTGCGAAATCTGGTATCCGAAATTGATGCCAGGACGTCCGAACGCAAAGTTCGACAAGAAGAATCCCACCTGGGAACTCCAGCTGCGTACTACCAGCAAGGAGAAGAAAAAGGAATGGGAAGCACTGAATCTCAATGTCAAGGCAGTTATCCCTGACGAAGATGGTGCAGACCCGTTTTATCGTGTGAACATCAAACGAAAGACCATCAAAGCCGATGGAACAGCTTCCAAAGAAGTTGAAGTTGTTGATGGTAACATGGACCCTGTCGACCCTGGCAGCATCGGGAACGGCTCCATCGGAAACATTCGAATCTTCCAATATCCATATGAGAGCGATGACGGTCCAGGTATCGCCTCAATGCTGATGGCAGTCCAGTTGACCACACACATTGTCTACAAGTCGGCCATTGATCCTGATGATCAATTTGGTGCCACTGAGACAAAAGTTATTACGCCACCGCCGGAGGAAGAAGAGACTCCTGAGACAACTCAGGCAGCGCCTTCAACGCCCTCTACTCCCGCTGCGCCTGGAACTCCGAGCTTGAACCCTCCAGGGACTCCAAGTACTCCTGAAGCAGGCTCAGAGATCGACGACGAAATCCCTTTCTAGGGAACAGCCTCGTACTAATGGGTATGTGATATACGATTGCATACCCATTATACGCAATTACTAGAGATATGGAGGGTCAATATATGACCACGAAAAAAGCAACACGCAAGACACCAAAGGATCACATCAACCCAAGTCACTACCAGGGTTACTTTGGGGACTTGCAGTGGATTGAGACCATGCAGTACCTCCCAGAGTTTCTTGATCCAAACTGTTTCAAGGCTGCTCTCAAACTTCAGATCCGAAAGTACATGGATCGGTCTGGCCAGAAGGATGCTGAACTTCAGGAAACCAAGAAAGCCATCTGGTATCACAAGTTCCTGGCCGCTTACATCGCCAACGACAACAAGCCGATTCGCGTGGCGGACATCGATAATCTTCTGAAGTAGGAGGTCTCATGACCAGTAAAGGACGTTATGTCTTTGACACAGAAACAAATGGTCTCATTCCAGAGGCTACCAAGATGCACATCATCTACTTGTACGATTTGGACACCCATGAGTTAGTATACTTTCTTGAAGGTGACCTAGATTGGCAGGACATCGTGACCAATGCAAGATTACTCGTCGGTCACAACATCTGTGGCTTTGACTTGACAATCTTCCTGAAGCTGTTCAACCTCAAGATACCTCGTACAGTTGCTATCCACGACACCATGCTTATGTCCATGATCCTCGACTATCGAAGGTTCGACGGTGGAAGCCGTAATAGCTTTGATAACGGTGGTCATGGACTGAAGGCCTGGGGTGAACACTTAGAGTACCCTAAGGTTGAGCATGAGGAGTGGGAAGTCTACTCTGAGGAAATGAGAGTACGCTGTGAGGTTGACACTAGAATGAATGTGGAGGTCTACAAAGAACTCCTCGATGAATTCAAGCAGCTTCAGGAACAGAACAATCTGATTGGCCCCTATCTGAAAGCTGAACACTACCTCGCCAGATGGCAATCAGAGGCTCAGTTAGCTGGTTGGCCTTTTGACAAGGAAGCGGCTCTTGAGCTGTACTCTGAATTGGATGAGCGCAAAACATTTATTACGGAGAAGCTTGAGAGTATACTTGGTATCAAGACAATCGCTGTAGACAAAGTAAAAGGTGTGGTCGCAACTAAGGTCCCTAAATGGACCAAACAAGGTTGCTACGCTGCCCACACAGCCACTTGGTTTGATATCGATCCCTGGTCTGGCTTTGAAGGTGAAATTCGGATGGTTGAGGGTCCGTACTCTCGTGTTAAGTTTGAACCGTTGAAACTAACTGCTCCAGGTGACGTTAAGATCTTTCTGTTCAGAAATGGGTGGGTGCCGACTGAGTACAACTACAAATTTGATCAAGAGACTCGTAAGAAGATTCAGATGGCCCCTAAGATTACTGAAGATAGTCTTGAGATTCTAGGTGGCGATGGTGCCTTGTATTCTGACTTCACAACGATCTGTTCACGCTTTAATGTGTTGACAACTTGGCTAGAGAATGTTGATGATGATAATCGTTTGCACGGTGACTCTTTTACAATCGGAACGCCAAGTATGCGAACCCGTCACAACGTCATTGTGAACCTACCTACCGGGGATGCTCCGTATGGTAAGCAAATGCGACAGTTGTTCAAGGGAATACCTGGTTGGAAACTGATTGGCTGTGACTCAGCAGGTAACCAAGCTCGTGGACTCGCGCACTACCTCGGTAATGAGGACTTTATTGATGTTCTTCTGAACGGTGACATCCACAACTACAACGCCGATGCTATGACCAAGGCACTTAAAGCTATGGGTATCGAACACACTGTTAAGAGAACTGAGTCTAAACGTGTGTACTACGCCTTCCTGTTTGGTGCTGGCGGTGATAAAATGTGGTCCTATATCTTTGGTAATCTGGACTCTAAAAAGGGCAATAAATTCAAGAAGGAATTCTCGAAAGCTGTCCCTGGTCTGTCTGAGTTGCTAGACAAGTTGGAGAACATCTACCATTCCACTAATCAAAACGGTTACGGCTACATTCCCTCATTAGCTGGAAATCGTATCTATGTGGACTCTACCCACAAGCTATTGGTGTATCTACTCCAGGCTTGCGAGAAGATCACTTGTTCAGCTGCTCTCATGCTGACGGTCGATAAGCTCGAAGAAGAGGGTATCCCTTACCAACCTCTCATTCACTATCATGATGAGGAAGATTTCATGGTACCAGAGGAACACGCTGAGAGAGCCGCCGAAATCGGTGCTTGGGCATTCAAAGAGGGTCCGAAACTTTTCGGTATTGACATTATGGACGGTGAAGGAATGATTGGAGATAACTGGTTTGAGATCCATTAGTATTGAAAAAGGAGAGGTAATGTTAGCGATTATTGATGGCGACATTCTTGCTTACCTTGCCTGTAAGCCTCGAAAAAAGAAAACAGGAACTGTTCAAATAACTTCTCTGGACGACGCTGGTCGGGTCGTTCCAGAGGAGACTACAAAAGAAGAAGATACAGCGTACCTAATGGCCTCTTGGGCTAACTTTCAGAAAGACCTTGATCGGTTACTTGAGAGTTTGTTCTGCACAGAGTACATTATGGTGATGAAAGGTCCGGGAAACTTTAGAGACGACCTCTATGTCGACTACAAGGCCAACCGTGCCAACCCAAACCCGAACTACAAACCAAAGGACTTCGCACCGTCAATCAGAAAGTTGGCTCTCAGACATGAGCTTACTATCGACTCTGACGGGAGAGAAGCTGATGACTTTGTTAGGATATGGGCTGAAGAAGCACGTCTGCATGGTGTGCCTTTCATCATCTGCTCCAATGATAAAGATCTACAGTGCATCCCTGGTAAGTACTACAACGTCAAGAAAAAAGAAATGACTGTTGTGACTGAGGAGTTCGCGCGCAGACACTACTACACGCAGATCCTCAAGGGGGACCCTACCGACAATATCCCAGGGGTTCCTGGGATTGGCGATAAGAAGGCGGAGAAGATTCTGGCTGACTGTGAAACTGACGAAGAGTTTCAAGAGGAAATTGTCAGTTATTATCTGGGTGCCTATGATGATGAGTGGTACGAACATCTGCTCATTAATGGAAAGCTAATCCACATTCAGACGCACATGAATGACTACTTTACCGCTGATCAGTGGCCGGTAGTAAAAGAGATAAAGGGTCTCGAATGATAATACCAAAGACGGCGAAGCCTCGGTCAAAATTCAATAACGGCCATTGGATGTTTGACGAGCAAATGGGTGATGGGATGGGTTTTATCTATGTGATCCGTGATGATTACATGGGACGCTTCTACCTGGGCAAGAAATTGTTTAGGGGTCACGGTAAGCTCAATAAGGGTAAAGAATCGAACTGGAAGAAGTATACGTCATCCTCAAAACTCTTAGGTGAAATGTTCAAAGAGAGACCTCGTAGCCAGTTCAGCTTCATCGGCATCGAGCAATACCAAACTAAAGGGACACTCTCTTACTCAGAGACGTGGTCCTTATGCCACGTAGAAGCGCCCACTAGTGACCTCTGGTACAACAGACTGATTGAGAAGGTTGCTTGGAATGTTAAGGAGAGTATCACTGACAGACATAAGGACCGACTTCGTCGAGCAATAGCAATGGAGACTTTCGATGGCTAAAGTATTTAATGTGGCAGTGCTGTTATCGACAATGGCTGTATGGATCTATCTCTTTGTGGAGATTGTCTATCGTAACGAGTACACTCAAATGGATCTCATGATCCTCTACGTGTTTGGCTTCGTCTACTCTGTGGGTGTAGTTAGACGAGAGAAAGCACTGAAAGAGGCAAAAGAAAAGGAGGACGATATTGTCCAGGATAATAACCCCAAATCAACCCTGCCCTGACACTGATGAATGTGGCTCCAGTGACGCCCTCCAAATATATGAGGAAGGTGATGGCTTCTGCTTCTCCTGCTCTGGAACTTTTAGCAAGGACCAAGTAGAAGAAGCTAGTGGTAACTCAGGTTTCACTAAGACAACAACCACCAAGAAAATCCAAATAGGGAGTCAGAAAAGAAAAATGAATTCTATAGAGGAAATAAATTCCTTCGTGCCAAAACCTTTTGCGGCCAGGAAGGTGGACGTAGAGATCAATGAATTCTACGGTGTGAAGGTCTCTTACAACTCTGAAGGAATTGTGGACACGCATTACTATCCATACAACGATTCCAGTTTCAAAGTCAGAAACATGCCAAAGAGCTTCACATGGATTAACAAATCCGATGAGCTGTTTGGACGTCGGAAGTTTAGCCCCGGTGGTAAGAGGGTCTACATCTGTGAAGGTGAAATGGACACTCTCAGCGTAGCCCAGGCACTCTTCGACAAGTATGGTAGAGTATATCCTTGTGTCGGAATTGCATCTTCCACCATGACAGACTCTGTCTTGGCGCATAGAGACTGGCTAAGAAGTTTTGACGAAGTTATTATTGTCATGGATCAAGATGAGCCGGGCGCTAAGGCCGAAAAAGAAATCACCCGTATTGTCGGCTTTGACAAGGCAAAGATTGCAACTCTCACTGAGAAAGATGCGGGCGAGGTTCTTGTTAAACATGGTTCTCAGCGCCTTATGCAGTTGTTGTTTGATGCCGCTAGGTTTGTACCTTCTGGTATCATCGGTAAGGACGCCCTTTGGGATGCCCTTGTGGAATACAACAATAAGGAATCCTTCGAGTACCCACCTTGTCTGGAAGGGCTCAACGGGAAACTGAAGGGTATGCGTGAAGGTGAGATAGCGTTGTTTATCTCAGGAACAGGCTCAGGCAAGTCAACGATGCTCCGAGAGGTTATGCTTCATATTCTTGACAATACCAAGGATAACATCGGAGTTGTGTCGCTAGAAGAATCCCCTGCAGAGACTGCGAGAAAGCTGGCGAGTATGGTACTCAACAGAAACTCCGCTAACGAAACAATACCTATCGAAGAACTTAAACCTGGCTTCGATAAGGTGTTTGCGAGTGATCGAGTGATTTTGCTCGACCACCAAGGTAGTATCGGAGATCTCTCCATCATTGATCAACTGGAATACATGGCATTGTCCGGTTGCAAATATCTCTTTATCGATCATATAACGATCCTCGTATCAGAGGGTGTAGAAAAGCTTACAGGTAATGAAGCTCAAGACAAGATTATGAATGCGCTACTACGTCTTGTCAAACGTTACCCGATTTGGATCGGCCTTGTCTCACACTTGAGAAAGGTACAGTCAGGTGCACAATCATTCGAAGAAGGTAAGTTACCCTCACTCGACGATATCCGTGGCTCTGGCTCGATCAAACAAATCAGCTTCGACATCATTGCCTTTGCAAGAGACATGGTGTCAGAGGATGAAAAGGTTCGCAACACAATTAAGATGAGTGTACTTAAAAGTCGGTTCACCGGCCTGACAGGCGTTGTCACTGGGGCAGAGTACAACTACGACACCGGAAGGTTGTCCGCAGGAACATATAAGCCGCCAGGAGACTCATTCGAGGCCACGAGGACAAAGGTTGTACAAGTTACAGACCAGTCGTCCGGCCCGAAGCCTAAACAGATAAGTATAACATCGCTCCCACCCACCGTTAAAAAGTAAAGAAAAGAGATATAATGTCCGCAAAACAATTACCGACAGTCTACCAAGAATTCATCGCACTCAGTCGATACGCCCGTTGGCTACCCGACGAAAAGAGACGTGAAACTTGGTCCGAAACAGCAACTCGTTATATCAGCTTCTTCGATGACAAGTTTGACTTCGACGATGACGAGTACGACGAGCTACATGCGGCTATCTACAACCTCAAATCAATGCCTTCTATGCGTGCGCTAATGACAGCAGGACCGGCGCTTGACCGCGATAACGTTGCAGGATTCAACTGTAGCTACCTCGCTATCAACCGTGTACGTGCCTTCGACGAACTGATGTATATCCTGGCCTGTGGCACCGGAGTAGGTTTCTCTTGTGAACGCCAGGAAGTGAACCAATTACCTACCATCGCTGACGAAATGGTGCGGAGTTCTTCTGTGCTTGTGGTGGATGACAGTAAAGAAGGTTGGGCCTCATCGTTCCGTGAAATGGTTTCTCTGCTGTATGCAGGGCAAGTCCCTAAGTGGAATGTCGACGCTGTACGCCCTAAAGGTGCACCTCTGAAAACCTTCGGTGGTCGTGCAAGTGGCCCTGAGCCTCTGGTGGAACTCTTCAAGTACACCATTATGCTGTTCAAGAACGCTCGTGGACGTAAGCTAACATCTATTGAAGTCCACGGCCTCTGCTGTAAGATCGCTGAAATCATCGTTGTTGGTGGTGTTCGACGGTCAGCCCTAATTAGCTTGAGCAACCTCAGCGATGAGCGTATGCGTCATGCTAAGTCAGGTCAATGGTGGAATGAACACCCTGAATACGCCTTGGCCAATAATACAGTGGCCTATGATGAGCGCCCCGGTGTCGATGTATTTATGCGCGAATGGCTAGCTCTTATTGAGAGCAAGTCAGGAGAGCGTGGCATCTTCAACCGTGAAGCGGCGCAAAGCCAAGTGGCAAAGAATGGTCGTAGAGACCCCTGCTTTGAGTTCGGTACTAACCCCTGCTCTGAGATTATCCTTCGAGACAGACAGTTCTGTAACCTCTCTGAAGTAGTTGTTCGCGAAGACGATACAATTGATGACCTTAAAGAGAAGGTTCGATTAGCTACTATCTTTGGAACTCTTCAGTCATCACTCACTAAGTTCAGGTATCTGAGCAAAGAGTGGGCTGAGAACACCAAAGAAGAAGCACTGTTGGGTGTCTCCCTCACTGGCATTATGGAACACCCTATCTTGAACGGATCTGGATATTTAGATGGCACTGATGACAGACTCGCAGGCATCCTCGACGAGCTGTGCGATGTTGCTGTGTCGACTAATGCTGAGTGGGCTGATCGTCTTGGTGTCGCCAGATCAACTGCTGTGACCTGTGTGAAGCCTTCTGGCACTGTTAGCCAACTGGTTAACTCACCATCGGGTATCCATGCTGAATACGCAGAGCACTATATTCGCACTGTGAGGGCCGACGACAAAGATCCTCTATGTGAATATATGAAGTCTGTAGGCTTCCCCTGGGAAGAAGATGTTACGAAGCCTGGCAGCGTGTCGGTCTTCAGCTTTCCTATGAAGAAACCAAAGGGTTCAATCTTCCGAAATGATCGGACTGCACTTCAGCAGCTAGAGCTATGGCTGGTTTATCAACGTCACTGGTGTGAGCATAAACCCTCCATCACAGTGTACGTTCGGGACGAAGAATGGCTGGCCGTTGGCGCTTGGGTATGGGAGCACTTCGATGAAATCTCTGGAGTGAGCTTCTTACCGTACTCTGATCATACTTATCGTCAAGCTCCGTACCAGGAGATCTTTGAAGATGAGTACGAAGATCTGATCAAGATGATGCCGAAAAATGTCGATTGGGCAAAACTCGGTGAATTCGAAGACCAAGACATGACTGCAGGAGCCGGTACAATGGCTTGTGTAGCTGGTGTATGTGAGATCGTTGATCTTACTAGTTAAATCGTTATGGGTGAGTGATTGTTATGATCGCTCACCCATAAAACTGAAACAATCAGGAGTACATTGAAAATGACAATCGACTGGACAGAGAAGCTTGTAACTAATCAAGGACACAATGTGTACCTGCTTGCTACGGACATTGGTGGAAACTTCAACAAAGTGGGTATCATCAAGGTCGGTGAAGAGAGCGTCGTCATCCGAATGAATGACTACGGTGAATTTGCTATACTGGATACTGCCCAAGAAGATATCGTTTCCGAAGAGCTTCGTATCGTCAATGACGCAGGCTCTCGTAAGGTCTGGGTCAACATCTTACGCAACACCGCCTACCACCGTACCAAAGGTGAAGCTGATCAAGCTGCCAAAGATTCTTTTCGTGGACGTATTGCTTGCGTTGAAATCGATTACGTACCTGGGCAAGGGCTACTCTCGCCTGAACTTTAACTGAAAACAAGGGAGATTACTATGTCAATAGCACTAACAGACTACGAAGAGAGACTTCTTGTGGACGTGGCCTCCGATAACCCTGGATTACCTTGGGGCGCTGCTATGGGCCAGGGTCTAGAGGTTCTGTGTCACTCAGGTTACATGAACAAGAACGCTGTCAATCCACTCATTACAGGTGGTGTCAGCACACAGTATCTCGTAAGTAAAAAGGGTGAGGAAATGGTCAAGAAGATCCTCGCCGAAAAGGCTGAGGTGGCTGTTGACGAAATCCCTGACCCTGTCAGCGAGTACGACATTCTCACTGAGCGTGACTGGATCGAAGGAGAGCTGGCTACCATTGAGTATGACTATAAAGTTCACCCTGTTGCAATGAAACGCATCAGGTCACTCTTCGATAGACTGGAAGGAAAGTAAATGGTTACCTTTCCAACTATGCTCGTTCTACTTGGACTTCTATTTCTTATCGGAGGGTTCAGGGTACTGGTAGTTCGAGAGAAGCCAAAACAAGACGGTGTAATACCAATACTGTTTGGTGTTGTGCTTTTACTAATCGCACTTCAATTCTTTGCGGGGCCACAGTGGCAGATCTTTTAACAATGTTTCTGGCGAATGCGGGAGTGACCCTTTTAGTGGTTGCTTCCGTACTTTTCTACAAGAACAAACAAAAACAAGGACTCCCGCGACTGTCCTCGGATGGCTAGGTGCGGTGGTTCTTCTCGTAACATTTCTGATACAACCTTAAGGAGTCTCTATGAGAGAGAAAATAAGGGGTGTCCTGAGGGACATGCTACCTATCGAGACTGATCGGCCTATCCTCGATACTGACAATATTGAAGATGATCTAGGTGCTGACAGTCTGGATCGCGTTGAGATCATTATGGTACTTGAGGAGACATTCGCTATCGTTATAGAGGACCTCCCTGCCAGCAAAATAATGACTGTCGCAGACTACGATTCTGTAGTCGAAGAAGCACTCAAGAAGAGCCCAACCAAGGAAAGCCAGTAGGAGGCTACCAATGAATTCCGACGAAATATACGACGTACTACGCATAGTCGAGAGCATGCCTGGCAAGAACGACAAGGTGGCAGTTCTGCAAGACTTCCTTGATGATCCTGAGTTTGAAAAAGTCCTCAAGCTTGCCTACCATCCACACACTAACTTTGGTGTACTCAGTATGCCGCTGGTGCATGGCGACAGAGGTGTCTTCACATTGGCGACATTTCAACTTCTGGACGATCTTGCGAATCGTTCTGTCTCAGGGCGCAATGCCAGAGAGGCTATTGCTGATGAGCTTGTAGGCCTCAGTGGGGACTCTGCTAGTCTTTTCCTGAACATCCTCAAGAAGGATCTTCGGGCGGGATTCAGTGCAAAGACAATCAATAAGGCTAAACCAAAGACAATCCCTGTGGTCCCGTATATGCGCTGTTCACTACCGAAAGACGTCAAGGATGAGATCTTCATCTGGGAAGATGGCGTGTACAGTCAGGAAAAGATGGACGGTATGTTTGTCAACGTCACAAATTACGAAGATGCGACACCCATTTCTACTCGTACCGGACACCACTTCAATAATCGTGTTCTGGGTGACTTCACGAATGAGTTGAATGTCGACCTACCAATAGGTTACCAGACTCACGGTGAGTTACTCATCATGGGCACCCATGGTTTTCTCGACCGTAAAACTTCTAACGGCATGTTCAACCACATATTGAAATCCGGCGAAGGTCTAGCTGACAGCTCACTAATCATTTATCTTGTGGCCTGGGATACTGTACCTCTCAATGTCATCCTAGGACTGGAAGAGAGCAAGGAGCCTTACCAACAGCGTCTGGAAAAACTACAAGGACACCTTGGTGATTGCAATGTAGCCTGTGTTGCGGAAACAAGGGTATCTTATACGAAAGAAGAATCGGTAACGCACTACAACGATGTCATTGCCAGAGGCGGTGAAGGTACAATTGTAAAAAGCGCCCAAGGCCTGTGGAAAAACGGCACCTCGAAACACCAATATAAACTCAAGGCTGAGCGTGAATGTGAACTCTTTGTGGCCGATTTCATTGAAGGCAATGGTAAATACGAAGGTAGCTTGGGTGCCCTGGTTTGCGTATCCAGCGACGGCCTACTACAAGTAAACGTATCAGGTATGACGGATCAACTCCGTGCTGAAATTTGGGCTGGCCAAGAAGGCTGGCTTGGATCTATTATCACAGTACGTTTTAATGAGGTAATCACCTCGAAAACGAATGAGCTACACTCACTTTTTCTCCCCCGTTTCATCGAGAGACGCATCGACAAAATCGCTGCTGATCCTCTCCCTTACATACAAGGACTGTAATATGAAGGCCAAAACAATCAAAAAAGTTATCCAAGCCAAACTTAAGGATTGGCTTGAGTCGATTGATGATCCCGCGCTGCAAACCCAAATACGGCATAATGTCGTAGTCACCGGTGGTTGCATCGCTTCAATGCTGCTGAAAGAACGTGTCAACGACTTTGATATCTATTTCCGCGACAGGGCCACCACTATCGCCGTTGCCGAATACTACGTCAGGAAGTTTAAGGCGAACCCTCCTTCGAGCTTCAAGAACCATCCTACAACCCTCGACATCGTCGTCGTCAAGGAAGATGACCGTGTGGGTATCAAGGTACGCTCTGCAGGTATTGCCGGTGCTCCTCAAGAGGACTATCAATACTTTGAGAGTGTCGAAAACCAAGACGCTGCCGGAAACTATGTGGAAGCTGCCATGAATGTCATGGACGCAGATGCTGACGACGAGGACAAATACCGTCCTGTCTTCATGTCCACTAATGCTATTACCCTGTCACATGATGTGCAGATCATCACACGATTCTTCGGAACACCGGATGAGTTACATGCCAACTTTGACTTTGTTCATACGATGAATTATTTCGATTCAAAGTCTGGTGAGCTGGTGCTGAATGCAAAGGCACTTGAAGCATTGCTTTCAAGGGAACTCATCTACATCGGTTCGCGGTATCCTCTGTGTTCTGTTATCAGGACTCGGAAGTTTATCAACCGTGGCTTCACAATCAATGCCGGGCAATACCTCAAGATGCTCTTCCAGGTAAGTCAACTCGACTTAACTGACTTGAAGACTCTCGAGGACCAGCTCACAGGTGTTGATGCAGCCTACTTCATGGAAGTCATTGGCAAGCTTCGTGAGAGGGGCGACTCAAATATCGATGCTGCCTATCTCATCGAAGTTATCGATCGGATATTCTAATGCCGAAGGTTCTCAAGATGCCTTCTACAGGTGTACCTAAAGGGGCGGTCTACATAGGCCGTCCTGGACCCTGGGGAAATCCCTTTCTAATTGGTAGAGACGGGGATCGTGCCGAAGTCGTTCGAAAGTTCAGGGACAGTGTTACACCTGAACTTGTCCTCAGAGTCGTTAAAGAGCTGAAAGGTAAAGATCTCGTTTGTTTCTGTGCACCAAAAGCGTGTCATGGAGATGTACTTCTAGAAATTGCTAATCCGGAGATGAATCATGAGCAGGAATAAAGACTTGTATATGGCTGCTGAGGAGGAAATGATCGGACAGTATATGGATGATCATCCTGAAGCGACTGAAGAAGAGGCTTCACTGGCTGTCAACAAAGATCCGAGTGCTGTTTCAAACCACGTATCTGACAGACTGGCTGATCAAGCCGATTTTGAAAATGATCGACGACGTGATTCGTTGATGTAATACAGGAGGCGTAATTGCCAAATAAGCTATACATGTCAAACCTTGAGAAAGTCACTCAACTCATGGAGTCTGGGGCTATTGGCCCACTCTCTCAAGTGATTGTTATGGAAGCCCTTCGCAGCTACTGTGAAAGAGTTCTTGAAGAAGACCGGCCTACCGACGATATCGGTCAAAACGCCTTGATCTCTAACGTAGACTACTACGATGCAGTCGAGGCCTTCTATCACGAATACAAGAACCTCGTTGGTGACAATATCCCGAACCCTACACCTCCCCCAATTGCGACTGTCATCTATCATGGTGACTGCCTGGATGGCTTCGGTGCACTCTGGAGTTTCCACCAGCTGTACCCTTATCCCTTTGTGGAATTAAAAGGCCACTACGGACCACTATCACCGGAGTACCTCCATGACTGTACGGGGAGAGATGTCTTCCTCGTCGATTTCAGTTACAAGTACGGTGACTTGCTAAAGATTCTTGATGTTTGCAGGACGCTGACAATCATTGATCACCACAAGACTGCCGCCCATGAAATTGAGCTGCTCAGACAAGGAAGCAGTAGAACTAATCTCAAGAAACTCAGTGTGATCTTTGACCTAGAGCGTAGTGGGGCGTCACTTACCTGGGAATACCTTTGTGACAGCTATGCAGGGTATGATGATGTGGATGAGCCAGAGCTTATTAAGTTCATTCAGGATCGTGATCTTTGGATATTCGACCACCCAGAGACTCGTCTGGTGACTACTGCATTGTTTGCACAAGACATGACTATCGAAAATTGGAACCGACTTATGTTGGAGCCTATTGACAATCTTATTGCCGAAGGGACAGTTCTCCGACGTCAGTTTGAAAAGAATCTCGACTGGCTGGAGAAGCACTCCGCCAGAGAAATGGAGATTAATGGCTATACAGTCCTGGTCGCCAACGCGCCACCTATGTATGCCAGTGAACTGGGAAATCGTTTGGCAGAGGGTCGTGCCTTTTCGGCAGTGTACTCTGACAGCGAGGACCACAGAAACTTCTCATTACGTTCCACAGAAAGTGGTCAAGATGTGTCTGCAATCGCACAAGTCTTTGGCGGTGGCGGTCACAAACATGCCGCCGGTTTCAAAGTGCCTCGCGCACATACCTATGCAATGAACTAACTAAGGCTGTTGCTCTTTTAATGCAGCCATAGAGTGGGCCGGAGAGACCACCTCGGACCCCTGACGACATTCCCCCAAATGTCGCCCCGAATGGCCTCTCCGTACCACGCTGACGAACCTGGCGAAGCTCTCGCCTCAAAACTGGAGGAAGTATGTCACCCTGATTCTGCCAACCCGTTAAATTAACCCTATTTGAATCTCAAGACCAAACAGGGCATCAAGCTTGAAAAATAACTTCATATCCTTATAAGGGAAATACTACTATGACCGACGAACTCAAACAAGTATACGCTGCTCCAGACGGAACCACTTTTGATACCAAAGCCGAAGCTCAGGATTACCTGCGCGGCCCGAAGATCAAAGAAGCTCTCATGACTGTCACCGACAACAATGAAGACCTGTCTGACTGGCTCGTTGCTAACCGGAATGTCGTAGCCGGTGCCTTTGAAAGCGGCTTTATCCGCCGTATCACAAAGTCCGACCACAAGAAAATTGACGCCGCCTTCGCAGCTATGACTGCAAGTGGTGACAAAGCCTATGCATTCCTGGTCGAAAATCAGGAAAGCCTTGAACTGAAGTACAAGACAGTCAAGCGCATGGACGAAGACGAAAAGATGGCTGCCGCTCGTGTTGCCATTGCCGACGCTACTGATGACAACAACGAAGAACTGGCCAATTGGGTCGTTGAAAATCGTGAAGCTGTCATCGAAGCTTACAACGCCGGTAAAGTCAAGCGTACTGTTTCGCCGAGGGCTACTGAAGCCCTGGCTGCGTACCGTGAAAAGATGGCCAAAGAAAAGGCCGCTGCTGCCGGTGGTGAAGCTGCACCCGAAGCATCTGCTGAAGCTACCGCTGCCGAGTAACCCACAAGGGTTATTCTGATATCGATTCCCCCGAGGTTCCATTAGGAGCTTTGGGGGAATTTTTCGAAAAATTCAAGGGAGACGATGATGACAGAACTACTACAAGAATCCGACCTACTGCTCACCATGCTTATCATCTTAATCATTCTCGACTTCGCGCTTGTCATCGTTTCTTATGCGACATTGCGATCGAACATCAATCGGGTGCGAAATGTACAACGTGCTGTTTTTCCTTCAAACACTCTATTTTCGAGCCTTCGGCACCTTACTAAACAAGATGACGTCACTCTTGAAGAAATCGTCGATGAGATCGAAATGTGGGACTGCATCCATACAGAAATTGAAACAAGAGCTGAACGCGACGGATAGCCTCCTTCAAGATGGACCCCTATCGTTCAGACGGTACTACAAATCTTTCGTGGGTCTTTTCCAAACATCCCAAATCATGCAAGGAATAACACATTGTCAAATAAAATCTGGCACAAAGGTGTCAACTGCCATATCGTAGAATTCTCACAGATCTTTGAAGCTTCAAGCATCTTCAAGAATGTCCGAGCACGCGGCGATATCATTGTGTTCAATTCAGAGACACGGCAACTCGATATTGCACAGTCTAGGGGCACTATCACCTATACTGACAGTCGGACAGATCATGTCATGCAGCTTCCGAATGATGTTGTGGAGGCTCAAAAGATGTTGTCCGACGGCGGCTTCAATAAAGGCGTAATCGCCTGTGACCAAGCCGAATTCAGCACGTATTATACCGGTGCTATCACGAAGTTCATGCGTCAGCTTTGGGCACGTGCTAACCGGTAAGTAACCCCGAAGCGGTCATAGATCGCATAGGGTGGGATCGCAGAAGCCTCCGAGGGACGCCTCCCTTGACCCTTGTGTAGTGCTTCTGCCTTCCCTGTAATTGGTACGGCTCCTGAATCCGCTCGTAAGGCGGAAGGTGACTGGGCCGCTAATGGTTCCACCCTAAGGCAGTACCATACGCACCGTAGATGCTGCGTCATCTATCATATGCAGATGAGAAGGTCTTCCCGGAAGGGCGCCCAACTGGTGCGGGGTTAAGGGGAGAGTGATCAAGTAGGTTACTCTCCCTATTCTCCTTAATAGAAAGAATTCAAATGTACGGAATACGCGTTCAAAGAACACGAAACAGTGTCACTGATTGGGAATTCTTGATATCAGTGACAACCGGTGTTGCGATGTGGCCCTTGAGGTCTCAGGCAGTGCTATATGCCAAGTCCATCTATGACGGTACTGCTGTCATGTATGATGTGGTGGAAATAACTGATCCACAAATTTACTTCGGGGTTGAGCCTCGTAGCACTGTCGAAGAAGATTTCAGAGACCTGGAAGAGGTTCGCTTCAGGTTAGAAGAAACAAGGTGCACCCATCGTAAGACTGATGGTGAATACGAGATCACTGACTTCGGTCTGGATGAAGAGAGCCTTGAAAAGGTTGTCGTCTACCGAAGTACGCTTGTCGACACCGTACCCCATGTCTGGGTACGTCCTCTCAAAAGCTTTATGGACGGAAGGTTCAAATTACATGGCTGAAGACGACAAAATGCAGGGCGAAGGGCACTATGACGGTCCTGAGTACCTTCGAAATATGGTAGCCAGTGCGAAAGCTGCCGTAACTGCCAATTATCTACAGCACCTAAATCGGTGTGAAACCAACCAGGAAACTGTTACCGTAGCCTATGCTATGACGTTTCAAACGCTCATTTCACTGGCAGGGATCTTAGCCAAGCACGGCAACCCAAAACAGGACATGGAACATTGTCTTGAACTGCTCTCAAAGACTGTTGCGGAAATACCTTCAACAGAAACACCAGCTCAGCTAGATAGCTGACAAACCCAAGGGGAATACCACTATGTCTGTAACAATCGCAATGACTACCTGTTTAGATGACCTCAAGCTAGTCGCCATGTCCGCATGCGACACTTTATCAAAGTCACAACTGCAGGAGCAATTCTTCGCTATTAAATTGGAGGAGAGTATTGTGAAATACAGCACAATCGATCAGGAAGAGCGCGATACACCTGACCACAACGATTTGTGTCAAGACTTTGAAGAATTCTTCATCGACTTTCTCTCATCATTCTGAAAAGGAACGCAAGCATGTCACAAGAAATTACATCACGTGCCACCAAGCTTATCGAACTATGCAACGCAGTGTCTACTGCAGCTGCTGACACGGTGCGTTTCCAACGAGATCGTGAGAGTGTTGAGACGCTTGAAACAGGTTTGAATGATCTGGCAGCACTCATCAATATTATGGGTGATGCTGGCGACATCAGCCTTGAAAACTGTGATTATGACCTCGGCGACAAGATAACCCTCATTGCCGATGAGCTACTTAAAGACACGGCTTCCTGCATGCCTGTATGGAGTCCAGTGGAACCTTCTTTGGGTGAGGCAGAGATTACAGCATCCCGTTATGGACATGACAGTTGACCTCAAGGGGAAATTTCAAGACCCTTGACGAGAGAGCTGATTTTCTCATAGGCGAGAAGATTCAGGAGTACGGGGCCGCTGGTGTAAGAGATTATTACCAGCGGAGTTCCGGCATCACAGTTACAAAAGAAGATGCGGAACTTGTTATTAATCGTCTACAGTCCACTATACTGGATATTGTAGGCACAATGCAAAAGAGAACCAAGGGGAATACAAATGGCGATGCGTTTCAGAAGAACATGGAATCCAACAAAGAGCTTCAATCTGAGCGAGCAAGAGCTGCTGCAGCTAGTAGGGCCAATTACCGGTACTCTGGCGACCTATAAAGATTCTTGGTCCGTCAAGGCCTTTCTTGAGGCTAAGACAAAACAGCGTATCGACCCTATCCTTGGTTCGATAAGAGACAATGTTTTGGACTGTCCTCACGGTCCTCGACAACTACCTGCACTACTAAAGCTTGAATTCGTTGACGAGACCCTGTATTTGTTTACAGGGGATTTTTTCGCAGTTGTCAACAATGAGAATGGCGCGACCTTCGTCAGTAAGTATCCTGCACCGTTGGAGGAACGGAGAGATCAAAAACGCGATATCGAGTGTCCCGACACCACCACTGTTTGCGGGTGCCAGGCGCATCACAAAAAGGGCAGAACCTCCACAAAAGCACTAGGAGAGTCTGTCCGCTTTGCTTACATGCAGAGTCAACTTTCACATTAACAGGAGAGACCCTTGATAAATCTCGCTAAACGTTATCCAAAACAATTCTCTAATCGTACCCACCGCGAGCATTGTGAAGAGTTTCACGGCACGTACATCGGCCCGAACACTAAACTGTCCGGTGAACGTGCTATTTTGGCTGAGATGCCAGTGCTTTTAGAGCCTTCTGGCTATGTAGGCGCTCAATTCGACAACACTGCCACAGGCATGGGTCATGGTTGGTATCGATTCAAAAGAAGTGATTGGGCGATTGAGCCTAATGTACCTTGGCCATGGCCTCCACTCAACCCCTAACAGCATAACAAGGAGAAATGACAATGAAGATTAAGACACTACTTAGCCTTATCGCCCTGGCCGCCTTTGGTGGCTGGTTTGTTTCAACCATGCAGGTACTTGCCACAACAGCACCTGTGATCGCTACTTACTGATTAGGATGTCTGACAGAACACGCTACGATGCGTTTCGCGATAAGAGCTTAGTAGGTAAACTTCGGTATCTTGCAGAAGCTGATTATCCGAGTTCCTCTACCGAGCACCGTGCGCTATACTCAGCTGCCAGCATTATCGAAAATGTCGGTAAGCTGGACAAAAGTGTGGCTCACTCAATCATCGATGTAATTGAACAAGCAGGAGGTTAATTTGTCACACACAGAAACAGAAGAACTTAGGGACGTCTTTCGGTTGTCCTTTGATTTCACTACAGAAGAAGCAATGAATGACTTCTGGAAGAGCTTCACTGATGTCAATCGGCAGCCAACCTCGGAGGAGTCCTGGGACGACTGCTATCCACAGCCCAAGGACGGCCTGCATGACATTAACAGCAATGTCACCGAGCATCTCGTCCGACGCATTCCAGAGTTTCTCAAGGAAGGTTAGGAGGAGTCCCAATGAACGCACTCTCTAGAGTCATTAACACGATTCTCGACCTACCTCGTAGTAGCGTCCGAGGACCAGTTAGACGATTCGAGGTTGTATTTCTCAACCATGATTTCTCACCAACTAAAATCATAAAGTTTCAAACCGACACCCCTGATGACACTTCGGATGTCGTTGCAGCAATTTCTGCATTCTACTCCGGTGATGACTGCACATGTATGATCAATGGGGAGCTGGCACAGCTTGAAAGAGACTGGGGTCTCTCTATAGACGCTAAGCAGAACTTGGTGCGTAGCTATGGATGAAGAGGAGTACGGTGAGTGGGTTGTCTGCGGACGACTCCCTCGAAAGAAGTCTGGTGAGATCGATGTTTACAAAATCGAACGTGCCATGAGAACAATGAAGCCCTACGACAGAGTCGCTCTTCTACGAACTGTTGCCATGGCCTCTTTTAACCCAAACAGCATTACAAGGAACATATAATGTTTGTCACCTTCAAGAACGACGGTCTAATCGACATGCGTGCAATCAGTACCTTCGGTGCCAGTTCCAAAGAGGGCGACTCGCCCATTGGATTTTTCGGTACAGGTCTGAAGTACGCTATCGCTATTCTTCTGCGAGAGCACCATGATGTGGTGATGTATCGCGGTAACAAAAAATACGTCTTCGCCGTGAATTCAACAAAGATTCGCAACGACACTTTCAACATTGTTACCTTGGATGGTAACGAGCTGGGCTTCACAACAGAACTCGGTAAGACCTGGGAGCTGTGGCAAGCTTATCGTGAACTGTGGTGCAATACCATGGACGAGCAAGGTGAAGTTTTCGAAGGCAAATCCACAGGCTCTCCCGGTACAACCACAATCGTTGTCGAGGGCACGGAACTCGCAAAGATTCATCAGGATCGCAACTCCATTACTCTGGAAGATACGCCTGACGTGGTCCTCCCTGGCTTGGAGATTCGGAGGGTGCCTTCACAGTATCTCTACTACCGAGGTATTCGTGTGCAAAAATTGGAGAGGCCCTCTTGTCTCACGTACAACGTCACTCAGGAAATCACTCTCACAGAGGACCGTACAGTCAAATACAACTGGCAAGCTGCAGGTATCTGTAAACTCGCCATCGTTAAGTGCCACGAAGTCGACATCATTAAGACGGTTCTTCAGGCTAGTGAAGATACCTTTGAACATGCTTGGGATTTTCTGGACTTAAACGGTCGTCCTGGTACAACATTCCGAACAGTGTCGGAGAGCTTTCAAGGGCATCACTCTACGAACAGGTCTGCCGAAAAGCTGTGCAGGGATCTCGCCAGGAAGGAAATGGAAGCGCACCAGAGTGAGGACATTTCTGATGACCTCTCAAGGAAGTTAGACGCAGCGTTAGCGCTGGTGCAAGCCGGTGGGGAGCATCTGTCAAGAAATAATATTGTCATTGTACCTCAGTTGGAGTTCACTCGACTCGCTATGGAGGAGGGCGACAAAATGTTTATCGCCGTTGGCCTCTTGGTCCTTCCTGTCGATGACATCGCGAAGACGCTCTACGCAGAGTGTATGACGTTTGATAAGAAAGTCATTGCTAAACGCATTCTCGACCTTGTCAGAAGCAAAATTCTGGCCAACAACGGAGACAGAAATGTCAACACCACCGACAACACTGGAGAGGCTGTACAACCAGTACACTAGCAATCTCGTGAAATCAAATGTACCAACTGAATTCTTGACGTTTGTAAACTTCCAGGAGAGGCTGTTTCGGCAGCTTCTCCGTAAGGAACATATCAGGACATCTCTCAGCATAAAGATTGGTCGCAGGACTGAACACCATGATGAGTTCATGTCACATCTAGACACCCTATTTGACTAACAGGAGACACTATGAGAATACGACGAAGAATGTCTCCTGATGGGGACAAGGCAAGCTACGTCCAAGCACTGCTCATTGGGCGAGAGCTTGGCAATCCACGAGGAGCGTCTATAATTGACACTTCTCTTATCTTTTGGCATTCAGGTGTTCCTTTAGGGGACGCTATAGAGTTTTTGGAGGAGTTCATGACTGTTCGGCAGATGGCGCCTACTGAGGCTAAGTCTTTTTACATCAAAAGAGTTGTCGGCAGACATGCTGCTGGTAGCACAATGGGAGGTATCATCTACAATGCCGCCTTTACATTCTTCTACGCTGGCATTCCTATGGAGGATGCAATTGTCTATATGCAGACCCTTGCAGAGAAGCTCTTGGAGAACGCTAAGATCGGTTACGGTGCCAATTATGTACCGACCAAAGAAGTTCGAAATCGGCCTTCGGGCAGGGTTATTAAAGGGAGTCCTCACGCATGGTGAAGATCAACGTACCCAAATCACCGTCCCCGTCTCCTTCAGTAAAGGCGACAGCGGATATCTTTACGAAAACCCCTTCACCGACGACGATAGACATGTCGGAAGTGAGACCGAAGGGCCCATCTATATCATCTCCCACAGTGGGCATATCCCCGCCTTCCTTAAAAGCGCCGCCGTTATCGACGCCTTCCGTGATCACTTCAGGGGTTCAGGTAAAACCGAGTCCAACACCGAGTCCCTCAAATACACCGTCGGTGAAGGCCTTAACGACTCCCTCTCCCAGCCCGACTTTGAAGCAAGATATCTCAATGTCTTCGAAAGTGACTCCAAGCGAAGAGACTCTGAAGGAAGACAACGTGGTCGTCCCCGAGGTCGAAAAGGTCCGCGATACTAATCGTCATATCTTGGTGCCTGAAGGGAAACTCTGCGAAGGTTGCTCTTATTTAGAGACTGGAAGTCTACCTATTATCCCTGCATCTTGTAAGGGATTTGACGTAGTACTTGCCCAAGGCTCGGAGGGAACGATGAAGTTCATGTTGTGTAATCTTACTACGTTCACTGCTGAATGATAACGCGCAGAGAGAAGCTACAAGCTGGTCCCGGATCACGGGAATTATCAGATGAATTTCTGTTGGCTATGGGGTGGAAGGCTGAAATAAGAGCGAAGACACATCATCCGAGAGTAACGGATACGCTGTGGCACCCTAATGATGTTCTGCATGGCTTCTGGGAAGGCGCACAACCAAACCCCACCCTCGACACAGACGACGCGCTGGCTCTGGTGCCGGATGGGTGGCGAATTGAGTATATACAGCAAAACCAAGACGGCTCATTTGAATTACTGCTAACTGATGACTTACCATCGAGAACCCACAACCCACAGAAAGTTGTGAAAGCACTAACCCTACCCCTCGCAATCTGCGTGGCTGCATTGGAGATCAATAAATGAAGTACGCAATGTGGTGGCAACACCCTAAAGGTGAAACATGGACCTTCCATCATAGGGAAATGTCAGAGGAAGATTTTCAAGCAATCATGCAGCCTTACACCATGCGGGAACGTGATGCCGCAACTGTGTCATGGATAACAAAATTAATGGTCAATCCATCCATAGGATTGTGCTTGATGCGTGTTGTTAGTGAACGCCCAACGGATGAACAGCTTGCGGAGGTTGAGGCAAAGGAACGAGCCGAACTATTCAATAAATATCTAAAACCTGAGTTTCGCGAGCGGCTAATGAGAGATGTGGGTACGGTCACGGGTTGTTGGCCTGACAGCGCCCACGGTAAAACACACGATAGAGGTACTGTTACTGACTTTGAGTTTAAGAGCGGCAACTTTAATATGAGAGAAGTTGACCGCATGTGCGACGAGCATCACAGATACAAGACGGCACTGGAAACAATTTTCCATGAGTGCAAGGGCACTGATGACTGCAAGGATGTGGCGGAAGCTGCACTCGGTTTGTCGCAGGATTTCGCATGACTTAACCCCCTCGTGGAAACACAGGTTTGAGGTGGTACCTGTTACTATCTCTATAAGTGCCTAACAATCCATTTCCGAAAGGGATTGGACGGTGTGGAACGGAAAGGCAGCAACGGGATTGGAATGGAGAGCAGTGTGATGTTACGGATCGGTTCGTATTGTATTGGCAGTAACGGTATTGGCAAGGGAGGGTAACGTAATGAAAGGGCTAGGCGAGTTATGGTGGGTAGTGGCAGTAATGGTATTGGATTGTATTGCAATGTTAGGGCTTGTTTAGGCCTGGTGCGGCAGTAACGGAAGTGGTAAAGGAGAGTTTGGTAATGTTTCGGCGTGGCGAGTCGCGCAAATGGAATGGCAGTAATGGAATTGGACGGGAGGGTAGTGTAGCGTATAGTAGGGTTAGGGCTAGGTTTGTATCGGTTAGGCAGTAATGGCAAGGGAATGGATTGTATCGTCGAGGTGCGTCCTGGTTTGTAGCGTTGAGGCAGTAATGGAAATGGAAGGTATTGTAGTGCAACGTCTGGGTTCGGTGCGTACTGGTGCGTATCGGCAGGCTTGGTTTAAGAACTGTTATCGTGAGCAGGCAGTATAAAGACAACGCTCGCATAAAAACTGAAGGAACTAAGAAAATGGCTAAGGCAAAAATAATTGAAATTCCACCGATGAAACTTGTCACTATGGAAGTGACAGTGATTGGGGATTCTCCTCTGATCGTTCACAAATGGTCTGCAAAGGCCAAAAAGGAAATGATGGACAAGCAGCTGCAGATTGCAGCGCAGCCAAAGGGACCCCGTGATCCTATTCGGGAGTGCCAGGAGGCTCGGTACCTTGATGCGGAAGGTTTCGATATGCTACCTTGCGTTGGTTTCAAGAATGCTGCTGTCACTGCATGTACCTCTTTGGACATGACAAAGGTAGCGGCACGACAAGCAATCAAGGTTATTGGTGAACACACGAGAATCCTCGGTGATGCGCCTGTGATGCGCGAGGACATGGTGAAAATTGGGATGGGAACATCCTTCCTTCGTTACCGTCCTGGGTACAACACCTGGTACTGTAAGCTCATGGTCTCGTATAACTCTGCACTGATGTCTGATGCACAGGTCATAAACCTGTTCAACACAGCCGGTTTTGCAGTGGGTGTGTTCGAGTGGCGCACTGAAAAAGGTGGCATCTACGGCGGTTTCCGTGTTGGTACCGGTAGTGAAGTCAAGGCTCTCGACAAGAAGTACGCCAAGGCTAATGCTGCACCGGCACAGCTGCAGATTCCCCATGATCTCAGTTTCGACGTCGCTGAAGCTGCATAATGACAACTGTCTACGAACTCAAGCAGGGTGCTCGTCTCAAAGCTGGGATGACACCCGAGATCGTAGGTGCTGAATTGGAGAGGCTGCGCAAGGAAAATGGAGGTACAATTACACCAGATTATGTGTTATTGAATTCCAAAGACCCTGCCAGTCCTCTCCATGAGCACTTCGAATGGAACAACAAGAAAGCTGCTGATAAGTGGCGACGTTCTGAGGCTGGATACCTCATTCGATCTATCGTAGTAAGGTTCATAGAGACGCCTAAGCAAGAGCCAGTACGCGCTTTTGTAAATGTGGGCGCACCCAATGATCCTAAATTCAATACAATTGTCAACGCGATGTCTGAGAAGGAGTCTCGGGAAAGGGTACTGACAAGAGCAAAGAATGAATTGCGCTCTTGGAAGAATCGATACAAGACTCTGACTGAATTCGCTGCTCTGATTGACATCATCGATGAAACCACAGGAGATTAATATGTTGACATTACCGACAAATGTTGTCAGCAGACCATTAGGCAGCGCTGAACACCTACCTGCCTACGACACTGTCCCTGATGTTTACAAGGGTTTTAACAGTGAAGAGCCTTTCTCTGGAGGTATTTCTCGTTGGTTCCATCGCCACGATGTGGAAGTCAAAGACGGTGAAGTCCGCATGGGTACGAACTGGTTCACACCTAAAGAAGGTCTGCAACTGTCTGACATAATCACAGTGCTCAGTAACACTATGCGGTCTTGGGACTGCAAGCACGAACACAAGACCGCAGGATGCGGGTTTATGGCCTCTGAGTGGCTAGACCTTAAGCCTGACTCTTAAATTGGAGGAGTAAATGATAAATTACTGCACAGGTCTCATGTTCAATGAGCGTATTGATCGTGTCGTCCTGATCGAGAAAAATCGTGGTCCCTCTCATAACATCGGACGATGGAACGGCGTTGGCGGCAAAGTAAAACCTGGCGAATGGGCTAATGAAGCAATGCAGCGTGAGTTCAGAGAGGAGGCTGGCCTGGACTCTCCTAATTGGGAGCACTTTGCCACTTCCTACAATGATCACCATTCGTTATCCTGGTTTCGGTTGTTTGTACCGAATCCTGAAATCTATATGGTGAAGACAAAAGAGTCGGAACATGTAGCAGTGTGTCCTTTTGATACACTTGACCAGAGACCACTGGCTGTCAATCTCGAAGTCATGATGACGCTAGCTCTCACACCCACAATCGCCTTTTCGAAAATAAAGGTCGATGTATAACAAGGAGTTCGTTATGATTGAACCAACATACCCTTTCGGACACGACAACGGAGACCAAGTGAAGAGCTTTTCCACAGGTTTCAAAGGAATGATCACTGCTCGAGCAGATCATATACATGGTTGTAACCGATATTACGTGCAGCCGCCCGTCGAGAAAGACAACAAGCTGGTTGAAGGGTGCTGGTTCGATGAACCTGATCTGAAGACCATCAAGAAGGTCGCCAAGAAAGACCTTGAGAAACCACCCATCGGGACTAGAAAACCTCGTGGTGGTCCTCACTCGTCTACCAAGTAGAAGTTCGAAATAACATTTTGGGGAGCATGGAGTAGATGCTGAGGCGGGGATGGAACGACCCTTACGTAACACTTGCCGTGTTGCTTACTCGAAGTGCTGGTGCAATTCCAGCCGCTTTCCACCAACATTAACTCAAAATAGGAGGACATTCGATGTCCCAAGTAAAAACTGCTGCAAAATCCATCATCATTGCTTCCAAAAAAGAGACCGTCAGCACTGGCTACCCTATCGCAGAGGCAGACGACACCATCGAGAAGCCTTCAAAGAGCAAGTACGCTGCCAAGAAGGACAAGCCTGTGAAAAAGAAATGGGACAACGACTTCGGTCTCCCCTGGGCCAACATGACAAAGGAACAGCAGAATGCTCGTCGCAAAGAAATGCGTCGTCACTCTCTGGCTTCAAGGTGATGGATACCAAGTATCACTACCTCATCGTCTTTCTCTTGCTCACAATTATCTTGCCGGTCCTCGTTATGGTCACCCATCAAGAGGGTTATGACAAAGGCTACTCGGCTTGTGAAACGGAGGGAGATCGTCACAGACCTCTAACGCTAAATGAGTGACAGCTACGTACTATGTGGTTGGTTCGACAACGCTACTGCGTTGCCTGATCAGTATTTCACCGACTTGGACGAGGCAAAAACAGCCTTTGACAAGACCACATCGACGTCTCCACCACCTGTAGAGACGACTCTCTGGAAACGTCGTGGACGTACCTACGACTTGGTGCAGGACAAATATCAGTAAGGAGGACTACTATGGCTATTGGCGGCACTTCAACTACAAACGTCAACATGGTACAGGTCAGCTCACCTCAAACGAGGTCTTCCGGCAGGACTTACCATTGTGACAAATGCGAGAAGACCTACAGGACACCAAACGGGATCTATCAACACAAACTCGTTAAACATCCGGAAAAGAAAGAAATCGACAATGGACTTTGAACTAGCTGACGAGTTTGTTCCTAACGGTAAATATCGCTTTACTTATAGGGAGCGTGGCAAAAAGGGAGAGGTTAAAGAGGAGGTCATCCAAATTGTTGACAATCCACTTAACGCCTGCGCGATGCTCCTTGAGGGTGTAGCTAACCTGGAATTTGGCCAGGAGATGCTTATCGAGGCTTTGCCAAAAATCTCTCACTGATACAACCTCACTTCAACACGGAAGGACCTATGAGATGAGTGAAGATCGAAACCTCACGGAAGAGCCTCACGAGAAAATATTCGAACAGGCAAAGAGCAGAGTACGCTTTGAGATGGATGATGAAGGCTACCACCGGTTAGTCGGTAAACATGTTAATGGAGAAGAAGTCTCTGGCGATTGGGTCAGCTACATCTCCATAAGCAGATTGAGTCTGGCTGAACACAATTACATAGGGGTGACATCTTACTACTTAGGTGGAAGTACACCTGAGAGTATGCCGGTAGAAGTGCCTCTGCAATTAAACCTGGGAACAACTCCCTAAAAGATAACCTCAGAACAACTCTTATGCCTTCGGGTGTAGGGGTTGTTCTGGGGTTATATATTTTTTTTGATTTTCCTCTCCTTATACAGCGATGAAGAACCTCTAAAATAAGAGTAATGGGAATATTTCTTTACTCTAACTCGTTAAATTAACCCAAGAGGCTTCGAGAGAAGACGTCGAAGGGGTTCCTCTTTTAATGTCCTCCTGAACGCTTTAGTAGTTGGAATTGAGAAGAGTAAACCTTAAAGCTTGGCTGTGCATCGTTGAGCACTAGCGAACGCGGTCTCTTTCTTATAACCTCCGCTTACGCGAGACACCATATCAGTTATTGTTAAGAGCAATTTCATCGTCGTGTAAGGAAAGAGGATCTTTCTAAAGAGAGCAGCTACTACGACTGTTCATACTCAGGCTCACGCCAAATGATATCTAAAGAGTCCTTCTTAAGAGAACTTTCTTCTTGTGTATTGAGAAAGTTCTCTTAAATGAGACTCTCTGAAGAGTCCTTTAAATAGCTGAGAT